GTGTGGATTCAAGGCCCAGAATCAAGCACAACTGGATGTACTGTTCGTTGATGGTGATCTCAGGAATACTACGACTACAAACTTAAAAACTGTTTGCGCCAATTGCCAGAGGTTGGGCAGTACCCGTAGACTTGGTTGGCGTGTCGGTGATCTTGTCGCTGACGATTAGGTCGTCGATCTTGGCGTATAATTCTTCTTTCGTGCCGTTGTTATCTATGACGAAATCAAACTCTTCCTTTGCCCATGCATACTCTGAACTGTGTATGCCCGTTGGTTCTATGTTGCCCTCTGTGTAATCAACGAACCAGTCAGGATCCTGTCCTCTTTTTACGAGTATGATCTTGCCACCACGTTCTCTGATCTGTTTCACTTCATTAGGGAATCTTGTGTCTGCTATCACGGTGTTTTGTCCTTTGTATCTGCCTATGCAACTGTCCACCCAGATGCCGTCGTACATCTGGCCTCGCATCACTTCTGTGCCGAAGTACTGCAACACCCATCTTGGCGTTGTGGGTTTGCCAAACTTTTCACTCCAAAATTTATCAGGTTGTTCACGCCAGTGTCTGCTGGATTCTGTATCGCCTTCTAGCATAGCTCTGTTCCAGTTGAACATGGAGGCCACGGCATCTTTCAAACTTTTCGCAAAACTGTCTTTTTGATATCCGTGTCGTTCTACCAGTCTGTCTGAGACTGTACCTTTACCAGAACCTATCAAACCTACTACACCTATCAGCATAAGGTTATTATACTATTTTTTTAAACGTTTTTCAATCTCTTTTATTGCTTTTCTCACGGATCGTAATATTGAAGTTCTTAGAGTTTTCTTGCGTTCTTTGAGAGCCTTAATGCTCATTGTTTCCAATTCCTCTACTAACTTTTCTAGTTCTTCGAGTGAGAGGTCAGAATATTTCTTGTAATTGGATTTTTTCATTGCTAGATATTTAAATGGATTTTTTGGTCAATTAACCAATAACAAAACTGTGTGGTGTTCCGCCTTCTGAATAGTTTCCTATTTCAGTTTCTAATCTTTCCATCTCTGCTTGGCCTTCGGTTTTCAGAGCGTCGCCGTTAAGTGTGGTACCACCTTGTGGACCTGCAATGGTGTTAAATTTGCCCCTCGCTTCTCCTAGCATGACCTTTGAAACTGCAAGTGTGTAATCTCTAATCCAAGGCTTAGAATAAATGTCTTTGAACAATGTTATGTCAGGTCTGTAGTTGTCAGTGTGCATAAGCACAGTTTCATCATCTGCTCTAGGTCTTTGGGTTATTGTTAATTTTTTAGTTGCCACGTCAAAATGAAACTGTATGAAACTTCCAAACATTTTACCAACAAGTTCCTGATAAGATGCGAAAGCATAGTATGTTGCTAATCCACCTGTCGCACCTGCCCTCAGTAGATAGGTGTTGGTATATGCAAGGTTGAATGGTTCGAACAATGTACCACCCTCTCCGCCTTCAGTCCTTGATCCCACGGTCCTCCTGTTAAGATTTCTCACATTGATGATCTCATCTGGCAGTATGTAGGTGTTTTGATTTTTCTTCAGTTCTAAGAAAGCATAAGATTCTTCAACAGCATTTGAAGATCGCTGTCTAAACTTGTTGACCGCTCTTTCCAATGCCGTATGATAGTGTTTTGGGTCCAATTCAACATCGATCATGCCCTCACCGAGGTTGTTCTTAACGTAATCGAATATTTCCTGTTGACCTGTTTGTAGTTCTGACATACTCATATTTATAGTCATTGCCTTGGCAATAAATATGTATGATATGCCAAGATTATCCATTTTCAAGCCTGAAAAAGGCAATGACTACAAGTTCTTCGATCGTAACATCAAAGAGATGTTCACCGTGGGCGGCACTGACCTGCACTTCCACAAATATCTTGGTCCATACAATCAGGGAGAAAATCAAAAGGACGGCGAGGCCAGTCCAACGTCTCCGAACTACTCGGGCGACAGCCTAAACGAAAGGACCATACAGGATTTACTTTTCCTTGAAAACAGAGACAGGAGATATGCGGACGATGTGTATGTGGTCAGGGGGATATACAATGTGCAAGATGCCGATTTCAATCTATCACAGTTTGGAATGTTCCTACAGAACGATACACTATTTTTGACAGTGCATTTAAACGACATCGTGGAGAGGATTGGTAGGAAACCAATGAGTGGTGATGTGATAGAGTTCCCACACATGAAAGAAGACTACAGTCTAGACGAATCAGTACCCATAGCATTGAAAAGATATTACGTGGTAGAAGACGTTAATAGGGCGGCAGAAGGTTTCTCGCAAACTTGGTGGCCGCATCTGTTGAGATTGAAAATGAAAACCCTAGTAGATTCACAAGAATTCAAAGACATCATAGGTGATGCAACCACAACAGGATCAGTTGCCAGTTACATGAGCACATACAACAGAGAAAAAACCATAAATGATCAAGTGGTTTTACAGGCAGAACAGGACGCACCCAAGGCAGGTTTCAACTATAAACAATATTATGTTGCACCAATAGATGAGAGGGGCAACATCAGGACCGACAATGTGAACACCGAAGAAGACAGGGCCAGCAGTGATCAGACTGTGAATGCTGTGATAGATTCTCCAGCCGCTTCACACTATGGATTTTACCTAGACGGAGACGGAGTTGCACCAAACGGATATCCAGCAGGTTTTGGTATTTCTTTTCCAACATCGGGTGTTGACAAGGGAGATTATTTTTTAAGGACAGATTACTTGCCTAATAGGTTATTCCGTTATGATGGAAACAGGTGGATCAAGGTAGAAGATTCTGTAAGGATAAACATGACCAATAATGACTCCAGAGCAAATTATAAAACAGGTTTTGTCAATAACACCAACGAAGCCACAATAAATGGATTAACTACAAAACAAAGGCAATCGCTTACAGATGCTTTGAAACCAAAGGCTGACAATTAATGTTACATTTTTACGAAGGACAGGTTAGGAAATTCCTCACTCAATTTATTAGAATATTGAGTAACTTCTCTGTGGAGACAGGTAAGGGCAGTGATGGTTCGATAAACCTAAGGGCGGTGCCAGTCGTGTACGGAGATCCGACCAGGCAGGTAGCAAACATCATAAGGAACAACAGTGAGAACGCATTGAACTACGCACCTAAGATTGCGTGTTATGTCAGAGAGTTGAACTATGACAGGGAAAGAATGCAGAACCCTTATCATATCGAAAAACAACATCTCAGAGAAAGAGATGTGGGTTCCGACGGAAACTACACAAATCAATTGGGTGCTGGTTACACAGTTGAGAAAGTGATGCCCTCACCTTTTAGATTAGAAGTCACAGCAGATATTTTCTCTTCAAACACAGATCAAAAATTACAAATACTTGAGCAGATTTTGTATTTGTTCAATCCAGATTTTGAAATACAGAAATCAAGCAATTATATCGATTGGACATCATTGAGTTATGTAGAATTAAGAGATATTAATTTCAGTTCTAGATCTATTCCAGTAGGTGCAGAAAGTGAAATTGACGTGGCAACAATGACATTCAGTATGCCAATATGGCTATCACCACCCGTCAAGGTTAAGAAATTAGGTGTTGTACAAAAAATTATAATGAGCATATACGACGACGACGGCGGAATCACTAAAGGTTTGATAGACGGAGATCTTTTATCACGAAGTTATATCACACCAAATAATTTTGGTTTGTTAGTAACAGGCAATCAATTGAGATTGTTAGGCACAACAGGGGTCAATGTGAAATCGGGCGGGGACGGTTATTACACTGGAGCAAATGATCCTGAATTGGCAGATCCTTTCGAGTCATTCGGTCCTGCTGTGAACTGGAAAGTATTGCTAGATCAATACGGCAAAGTCACCAACGGAACGTCACAGATAAGGTTGAAACAACCCAACGGTAACGAAGTTGTAGGAACCATCGCAACCACTTCTTTAGATGACACAATATTACTTTATACCATTGATAGTGACACAATACCTAGTAATACTTTGACAGCAGTGAAAAAAATTATAAATCCAGCAACTTTTGATCCAGGTACACCTGCCAACGGTGACAGATATTTGGTAATAAATGATGTTGGAGACAGCACTGCAAGTTTTCAGAGTCAAACTTGGGGTGCTTTGGTAGCCAGCGTTGGAGACATAATTGAATACAACAGTTCAACCAGTAAATGGAACGTGGCATTTGATGCCTCTGATCCAGACTCCACCCAACATTATATTACCAATTTGAACACAGGAATACAGTACAGGTTCAATGGCACTGAGTGGGTGAAATCATACGAAGGTGTTTACACACAAGGCAACTGGACCATTGTGTTAGATGGCGGTTCTTCCAGTTATGATCCTAGCATAGATGCCACAACCCCTTGATAATTTTCCAATAAATTGTTATAATAAGGTATGAAAGAAAACATAGTGTGCTCCGGAGCACTGTTCTATTCCACAAGTACGAAGAGATTCTTGTTCCTACAACGAACAGACAAAAAGACACAAGGGCTATGGGGATTGGTCGGCGGTAAGAGCAAATTCACCGAAAGTGCGTTCGAGGGATTGAAACGTGAGATAGAAGAAGAAGTAGGAGACACGCCAAAATTCAAAAAAACTATACCACTCGAGATGTTCACGTCAAACGATCAGAAATTCTTCTTCCACACTTATTTGATTGCCATTGAATCTGAATTCATACCTAAATTGAACGCAGAACATTCAGGTTATTGTTGGACGGCGTTCGAATGTTGGCCTAAGAATTTACATATGGGTTTACGAAACACTTTGAACAATAAAAGTATCAAAGGTAAGTTACAGACTATATTGGATCTAATTGTCTAACTGTTTTTAATATAAGATTTACCTGTAAGTTTTTCAATATCTCGAATCATTTCTTCCATATTGACTCTCACAACTTTGCCAGTCTTGGTGTTCCTAGAATAGTATTCCCACTCACCCTCTTCGTTGTGTGGTGATATTTTTGTCACGTTACCGGCTTCATCCCTCACATATACTTCAGCACTGGATGCCTCGTCTTTGGCATAAATGTGAGCATTGTTGGCAACTCCAGACGGATCACTGCCCACGGTCAAAGCAATTGGATTCGTGAATGTTTTCGCACCTGTTATGGTTTGTTCTGTAGATACTAAGACTGTGTCTGCCGTTGAAGCACCCGCACTTCCCCTTAGCATGTGTACCCTGTATCCGTTAACTGTGGTGCTTGATCCTGATGTTGATGCCGCTTGGACTGTGACTGTGCTTCCTGACAGGCTGGCAGTGAAGTCCAATTGATCTGTGCCTTTTGTGCTGACCAATGGTCCTTGTGTCACATAGGCTTCGTCATTAGCAACCACCATAACCTCTGATATGCTGGCCGCACCTTCTGAGGAGTTGTATCCTGTGAACACGTAAAACGCACCTGTGTAAGTTGATGTGTTGAACGAATCCACTGTTGTTGCGGCGGAACTCACGGTAGTCGCTTCTACAATATTGATATTATCCCCAGTTGATGCTGACTCATCGTCGGCGAGCAAAATCCTGTATGCCGTCACACGGCAATTGGGTGCCTGAGCAGATGCTTTCAACACAACTTCCGTTGAGTCCACTTCTGCGGTCAGTGTTATCAGGTCATTGTTACCGGTGTTGACGTTTCCGTACTGTGTGATGTATGCTGTGGAACCATCGTGCACCACCAATGCTTCCGTGTTTGACACTTCTCCCGTGGTGGTGTTGTTGACGGAGATATAGTATTTGGCACCTCTGTAACTGGCCAGTGCCCAACCGTCTATCTTCTCTGCGGCACTGTCCACATCTGTGTTAATCGTGGTGGTGACATTTCCCGTCGTGCCTGCCGTGGTGTTGTCACCCAATCCTATCCTGTAGAAGCTCACGGAATTGACCACACTACCACCAGTGGCCTTCAATCTAGCGTTACCGCCCGCCACGTCTGCGGTCGCCGTTATATACGTGTTGCTGACATTTGACTGTGTGATGTGTGATTCTGACACGAACGCATCTGTGTCATTGTGTACCAGGCTGTACTTGGCCGTTGATACCTCGTCGTTAATCTCGTCCCTTGTTATGGCCAGATACCATGCACTGTCATAGGTTCCTGTGACGAATTGGTTGATCACTTTCTCAGTGGTGCTGATCGCCGTCTCGCTATCGGTGGCAGTGTCATCCGTGTTTTCCGACGTAGAACTAGTCGCACCCAATTGTGCCCAGCCTCCCGCCGACGTGTAGCCCTCTATGGTGTCTGTTGAACTGTTGTATCTTATCTCACCAACAGCACCGCTTGGTCTCTGTGCGGTTGTACCGTTGGGTAATCTTATGGCGTTGGTTACACCAGATGCGTCTAATGCCGTTGTGGCATTCATTGTTATGATCGTGCTACCATCCGCGTCTATGGTGATCGCCCCCGTGCCTGAATCTGTTACTGTGACATTGGAGTCACCTTGTGAGACGCTGTTGGTTGATATTGTTGTGAAACTTAGATTTCCGGAACCGTCTGTCTTTATGACTTGTCCTGCCGATCCGTCTGTTGTGGGATAAGTCAAACCATCAGCAGTTAACGAACCCGTAATAGATACATCATACCCGTATCTGAGTTCTCCGGTATCTCTGTCTATCACAAAAGTATCGTCATACCAAGTACCGCCGGTCCTTCGTGTGATGTAGAAATCGCTGTTATTATCCATACCAAAGGCCAGCCTTTGATCATCGTTCACTGCAAACGTCACTGTGGTGTGTGTTGCTGTGGAAGGATTAA